GAATGAAAACAATTTATGGCTGACAGAGCTAGATCAAGATGTTGAAGATTTGATTGACTTTGCAGAATTTACTGAAAACAAATGGGCTAATGCCTACGATGAGGATCCAGGATATAATAGGATCTTTGGCAAAAAGCCTGCAACAAAGGATTAATTATGACAGATTTAAGAGACGATATTTTATCAGCATTTCAATCACATGCAAAGGGTCATATAGATAAACATAGAATGAATGTAGAAGTATATCTTACCAACCCAGTTGGTGTAGGTGAACATCCAGACATCATGGAAGCAATTGAAACAGAAATGGAACAGATTGCTAAGTATGATGATATGCTTGAGATGGTAGAAAAATATTTTTCAGAATAGCGCTAAATAGGGGTTTACAAAATCCGCCATTTGATATATAATATACATTAATAAAAAAATCAAACAAGAGAGGTGACAGAATGGCAACAGCAGCTGTTGACACAAGGAAGTTTTTGTCAGAAACAAAATTCTATGAAGGCTACTCCCGATATATTGAAGATGAAGCTAGATATGAAACTTGGGATGAAGCAGTAGATCGTGTTATCGAAATGCACGAAAAAAACTATATTACAAAGAATAATGAATTAAAAGAATATTTCGAAGAAGCAAGACAAGCTTATAAAGAACAAAGAGTCCTTGGTGCTCAGCGAGCTTTGCAATTTGGTGGTGAGCAATTAATGAAGCACCAAATGCGTATGTATAATTGTACCTCATCGTATGCAGATCGACCAGATTTTTTTGGTGAACTGTTCTATATTCTTCTTTGCGGTGCAGGTGCAGGTTTTTCTGTACAGAAACATCATATTAAAAAATTACCAAAATTACAAGCCCGTACTAAACAGGCTAAAGGTTATATTGTAGAAGACTCTATTGAAGGTTGGGCATCAGCACTAGATGTACTAATGTCTTCTTATTTTGTTGGTGGGGGTAAACATCCCGATTACGAAGGACGTAGAGTATTCTTTGATCTTACAAATATTAGACCAAAGGGAGCTAAAATTTCTGGTGGCTTTAAAGCACCAGGTCCAGAAGGTCTACGTCGTTCACTCGACAAAATCGAACATTTACTTCAAGGTATTGTACTAGACTCCAAAGAACCTATTGCGATTAAACCTATCAATGTATATGATATTGCTATGCATGCAGCAGATGCAGTATTATCAGGTGGGGTTCGTCGTTCAGCAACTATCTGTCTTTTTTCACCAGATGATGATGAAATGATGACAGCAAAGACTGGCAATTGGTTTATGGATAATCCACAAAGAGGCAGATCAAATAATTCTGCTGTTATTGTTAGAGATAAAACTACACCAGAACAGTTTGGCAAGATTATGGAATCTGTTAAACAGTTTGGTGAACCAGGATTTGTTTTCGTTGAATCAACAGAGCATACAACTAATCCCTGTGTAGAGATTGGTATGTTCCCACAGATTGGTAGAAAATCTGGCTGGCAAGGATGTAACTTGACAGAGATTAACGGAGGCATGTGCAATACCGAGGAAGACTTTTATAAGGCATGCCGTGCAGCGTCTATCCTCGGTACCCTACAAGCTGGGTACACTGACTTTAGGTTCTTATCAGATACATCAAAGAAGATCTTTGATAGAGAAGCGCTATTAGGTGTATCAGTTACAGGTTGGATGAATAATCCTGATATCCTGTTTAACGAAAAGATCTTGGAAAAAGGAGCTAAAATTGTTCGAGAAACGAATAAAAAAGTTTCTGCACTTATCGGCATTAATCCTGCTGCTAGGACTACTTGTGTTAAGCCCAGTGGCAATGCTTCCGTATTACTTCAAACTGCTTCCGGTATTCATGCTGAACATTCCCCTATGTATATAAGAAATGTTCAGCTAAATAAAGAATCTGAGATTACACAAGCCATTATTAAATCTAATCCTTATATGGTTGAAGAATCAGTATGGTCTGCATCAGGTACTGACGTCGTAGTTTCGTTTCCTATTTTACCAATCGAAGGATCAATTTATAAAGATGAACTGATTGGTGTTAAGCATCTAGAATTAGTTAAGAAAGCCCAAAAGCATTGGGTAGATGCTGGAACAAATGAAGATCTTTGTGCAGATAAAGGCGTACGTCATAATGTTTCAAATACTATCCTTGTCGACGATTGGGATGAAGTAGAAAAATATGTATTTGAAAATAGACATTCATTTGCTGGTATCTCTTTCCTTTCTATGATGGGAGATAAAGATTTTAATCAAGCACCAAATACTGCTGTTATTACTGCAAAGGAAATGGTAAAGAAATATGATGCTGCTTCAATCTTTGCATCAGGTCTTGTTGTAGATGCACTAAAAGTATTTCCTAATCTATGGGATGCTTGTTCAACAGCACAAGGCTATGGATTAGATATTACCTTAGAATCTTCTGAAAATGCAGCAAGACAAGATTGGGTACGACGTTTTAATAACTTTGCAGATAATTATTTAAAAGGTAATATTAAAAAGGCAGAGTATTGTCTTAAGGATGCGTATCTACTTCATAAATGGAACAAGATCCAAACTAATCTTAAAACCATTAATTGGATGGAAGATCTCACTGAAAAGAAATATACTGATGTTGATACATTAGGAGCAGCAGCTTGTGCTGGCGGTGCGTGTGAAATCGATTTCTAGTCCATGTATTAAAATTTGTACTTTGATAGATAATATCTGTATAGGATGCGGTAGATCCTCTGAAGAGATTCGGGAATGGTTTACCGCATCTAATACTAGAAAAAAAGAGATATTGGAGAAGATTGCCAGTGGAAAATGAGTACAGAATAGAATGTGAAGAGTGCTATAGTGTTACTATAGTTTTAGTAGAATCTAATAATGCTCCTGAATTTTGTGCCATCTGCGGACGTAGAGCAGAAGTAGAGGAATTAGAATATGAAGATTTTAATTAAATTATTCCAAAAATATTTAAATAAAAAAGAAAAAGTACCAGGCTATCTAGGTAGAGATTTATCTAAACATAGGGTTTATACTACAAGATACGAAGATCTGTGTAAATAACTATATGTGGTATTATAATGATAAACCTTTCGACGACACACCAGAAGAGTACCAGGGATTCGTGTACCTTATCACAGAACTGGATACAAATAAAAAATATATCGGTAAAAAGAACTTCTGGCGGCCTAAAATATTACCAAAAAATAGTAAAAGAACTAGACGAATCAAAACCAGAGTTGAATCTGACTGGCGAAAATATTATGGATCTAATAAGAAATTTCAATTACTGCTTGAACAAAAAGGGCCAGATAATTACAAAAGAGAAATCCTAAGGCTCTGTGTAAGTAAAGGCGAAATGTCTTATTATGAAGCTAAGTTACAATTCGAAAATGATGTTCTTTTAACCGACGATTACTTTAATGAGTTTATCGGCTGTAAAATACATTCGAACCATGTAAGAAAAACGTAGTTGGGTATTCTATCCCCTGCGTAACCATAGCTTATTATACCGGATTTTACTCCATTTGTAAATCCCAAATTTTTCCAAATGAAATAGAATTAGTGGGTTTACATCCATGGCTAACTATGGTATAATACTCTAACAATTAGGAAAAGGATATATTATGACTTACACTGTACAATTGGATATCGACGGCGAATATCCTCCTGCCGAACTACTAAAGACATGTCAGCGATTCGAAGTTTCGGTTAAGCTAGTATCTAATTTTGATTCAGGTGGCGGAAATACAGTCTATCGGTTTTATGCAAACGATAAATCAGAATTAATCAAAATGTTAGCAAAATTCGATATGGCAAAATATGAATCAAATATTAAATTTAATCTGTAGGTGATATTATGATTATAGTCGACTTTAGTGGTATATGCTTAGCATCTATCCTTATACATAAAACCTTAGATGAAGCTATGGTACGTCATATGACTCTGAATTCTTTGCGTATGTACAATAAGAAATTTAGGGATCAATATGGTGAAGTAATTCTCGCGTGCGATGGCGCGAATAATTGGCGCCGTTCATACTTTCCTCAGTACAAAGGTAACCGTAGAAAAGATCGTGAGAAATCTACATTCGATTGGAATGAAGCATTCCGTATTATGCATACCATTAAAGACGAAATACGTGAAAACTTTCCATACAAAGTTATTCATCTAGAAGGCTGTGAGGCAGATGATATTATTGGTACTCTTGTAGAACGTACACAAGAATTTGGCAATTATGAAGATGTAATGATTGTATCATCCGATGGCGATTTCAAACAGCTTCAGAAATATAAAAATGTAAAACAATGGTCACCACTCTTAAAGAAACAAGTTGTAGATGATAATCCTCGTGTTAATCTAAAAGAGAAAATACTAAGAGGTGATACTGGAGATGGCATACCAAATGTACTATCAGATGATGATGTACTGGTTGAAGGACGTAGGCAAACACCTCTTTCGAAAAAGAAAATGCAATCTATAATAGAAGATTTATCTGAAGGTGAATTACTTTATGCAGCATCTTGGTATCGTAACTATCAGCGTAATGAAACTCTGATTGATCTTACTAAGACACCAGAAAATCTAAAAACACTAATTATAGATAATTATGAACAACAAGATCCAGTAGAAAATAAAGCTAAAGTATTTCCATATCTTGTTGCAAAAAGAATGAATAGACTAATTGAAAGTGTACAGGAGTTTGTTTAATGAAACAATATGTATTCGAGGTATTAGAAGAAGTACAAAAAGCCTCAAAGAAAGAAGATAAGATTAAGATCTTAAAAGAAAATGAAACATGGGCATTAAAAGATATTATCCGTGGTTCAATGGATAAAAATGTAGTATGGAATCTTCCACCAGGATCACCACCATATACTGCATCAGAAGAGCACAATCATCCTAGTAACCTAATTGGACAGAATAAGCAGTTTAAATATTTTGTTAAAGGAGGTCCAGGTGATAAGCTACCACCATTTAAACGTGAAGCTATTTTTATTAGCGTTATCGAAAGTGTACATCCTAAAGATGCACAGCTTGTAATCGATATGGTGAATAAAGAAAAACCAGCTGGTATTACTAAAGCTTTGGTAAAAGAAACTTTTCCGGGTTTACTTCAAGACTAATATACGGTATAATGAGGGTATTATGAACATATTTGTATTAGATAAAGATCCAGTAGTTGCTGCACAAATGCAGTGTGACAAGCATGTAGTCAAAATGATTACAGAATCAGCTCAGATGCTATCGACAGTACATCGATTGCTAGATGGTAAGATGCGACTTAAACCATCTAAATCTGGTAAACGTATGATCAAGTATTATGATCTATATGATGGTGCTGATGACCTTGAAATGGAATTAATTCTTATGTGCAATGTTCATGAACGTCATCCGTGCACTGTATGGACAATGGAATCTAGTGATAACTATGACTGGCACTGGGAACATCTATATGCTCTCTGCAAGGAATATACATACAGATATGGTAAGATTCACAAATGCGAACGTGTACACCTATGGCCTCTAAAAAATCATCCACGCAATCTTCCAAAAGGTCCTATGACAGAATTTAAACTTGCCATGAATTCTAATCCAGAATGTATTGCACTAGGTGATCCGGTAAAAGCCTACCAGGCATTTTACCAAACTAAACAGGAACGGTTTAAGATGGCTTGGACAAAACGTCCAGTACCGGATTGGTTTAATATTATGGAGAATGCTTATGCTTGATTTAGATAAAATGGAATATCTTATTACTGAATTACAAACTGAAAAATCTAAGATTGGGCCTAATATGGTTCAAAGACTGGATTATCCTTATAATGTAGAAGAAGCTGTTAAGTACTTAGAAACTCAAATCAAATGCGTAAAGGAAAAGATCAGTGCCAACCTATACACTGCGTAGAATTTCTACTGGCGAAGAATGGGATGTAAATTGCAATTTCCATGAACTAGCACCTATGTT